CCGGCCGGCCCTGGGCGCATGAACCGACAGCCCCAAACGAAAAGTCGACTTAGAAATTTTTTCCTCCAAAAGTTGAAAAAGAAGAAAAAAATTGATATAATTATTATAAAGGAGATGATATAAGTGAAATACTGTGTATCAGGTCGTCAGCCTTATTCTATTCTAAAGCAGGCTGATGAAGTGCGGGTCGCCTATCGTGACAGAGACCGCATTATGGATTTTGTTGAACAAATTCCAGATAAAAGAATTATTTTAGAAGTTGACAGTCAAATTGCCCCGATCGAGAAAAAGACCTGGGAGATGTATCAGGAGAAGTTCCCACAATTCTGTGTAGCTATCAGCAACTTACATATGGCAAAGGAAATGGATGAAGCTGGCGTCAAATGGTTCTGGCCTTTCCCAATCACAACTTATTATGAGTTGCGTTGGATCATTGCGATGAACCCTTGTTACATTGTGCTTGGCGCACCTTTGTGCTTTGAGTTGGCGCAGGTGAAGAAAATCACTAAGACTCCGATTCGTTTCACTCCTAACTTGGCTGTTCCCAGTTATCTGACCCATATGACCGATGCTCCGAACTTCTGCGGTCCTTGGATTCGTCCAGAAGATGTAAAGCATTATGAGGATTTCATTGAAGTGATGGAGTTCTACAATAAGGATGATAAGCTCAAGACTGAAGAAGTTCTTTTGGAAGTTTATCAGAAAGGTATTTGGCCTGGCAATTTGAATTTGTTGTTGAGCGAATTGAACTTCAATGTGGATAATCGTGCCATTGTTGAAGATCTTGGTCCTCGTCGTGTGAATTGCGGCCAGCGCTGCATGGAGACCGGCACTTGCCATTTGTGCGAAAGCGCACTACGGTTTGCCGATCAGTTGCGTAAAGTCCACGGTGAGCGCATCAAAGAGTCCGCAATTGACAATAAATAAAAAAAATGGTATAATATAATATAAAGAAAAGAAGGAGGATACTTTGTGCGAGTCCTAAGTAATCAAGATTATAGATTATTTGAACGCTTAGTATCGTTGACACAAAAAGGATTGCACCAGGCTATGGCACAATACCTAAAAGAGAAGTATGAGAAAGTAATCGTTACGAAAGATTATATCGTTGCTATTGGAGATATTCCAATTGCGCTGGTCGCTCATATGGATACTGTGTTCAAAAATCCCGTAGCTGATTTATATTATGACCAGCGAAAAGGCGTTCTGTGGAGTCCACAGGGTCTTGGCGCCGATGACCGAGCTGGTATTTTTGCCATTTTGAAAATTATCCAGAGTGGATTGCGGCCAGCCATTATTTTCACTACCGATGAAGAGAAAGGCGGTTTAGGAGCAACTGCATTGGGAAGCAGAGATTGCCCCATTCCCAATCTGAAATATATGATTCAGTTAGATCGTCATGGTACTAACGATTGTGTATTTTACGAGTGCTTCAATGAAGACTTCTATGACTACGTTGAAAGCTTCGGCTTCTGTGAAGCATATGGTTCATTCTCTGACATTAGCTTCTTGATGCCTCAGTGGAATATTTGTGGTGTCAATCTGTCTGTTGGTTATGAAGATGAGCATAGTGAAGTAGAAACTCTTCATATTGCTCCATTATATGATACCATTGCGAAAGTCCAGAAGATGTTGTGTGAAACTGAGATTCCGGATTTTGAGTATGATGAAATGGTATTCTCTTCTGCTAGTTGGTGGAGAAGTGCTGTAGTGTATGGTCAGCATTGCGGTAAATGTAAAAAGTTATACAGTGAATATGAATTATTCCCTGTAATCGGCATTGATAGAAAGACTAAGTTCTACTGTCCCGATTGCATCGTTGGTAATGTTGAATGGTGCGATTTGTGCGGCGAGGCATATGAGATTGAGGACCCCGCCAAAGATAAGAAAATTTGTAAGATTTGTGCGGAGGTAATATGCGAGAAATCGACAGAATCAAAGAACAGTTCTGCGAAGTAATTCGTTATTCTCAATCAATTCCCGATCCCCAGGTGGATGCTCTATTCCACGACTGGGAGCTTGCCAAGGAAAAGTTTATTGAGAGATTCGGCGGTTTGATTTATGAATGGCCGGAACCCATTGAATTTACTTTGGATGAAAAGGAAAAGAGATGTCGGGCAGCTGATTTTGCTACCCAGGTTTATGATACTTTCAATAATCCTGTTTTGGCTGAGTTTATTGATGAAAATCTGGATGGATTTTTTGAAAATAAAGTTGTAAATGTATGTGAAGGTAGTGACATTCCAAAGGGAATGAAGCTACTGAAGGCATTTAAGTATTTTGAACATAATCCCATAACCCTGAGAAATATTCAGGACGCAGCGAGCCAGCTTATCCAAGAGAATAAAATCAAGGGTAAGTTATGTTTTTCAGTTCATCCTTTGGATTTTCTGTCCAGTAGCGAGAACACATATAACTGGCGCAGTTGCCATGCCCTCGATGGAGAATATCGTGCTGGTAATCTGAGTTATATGACTGACCGCACTACCTTTATGGTTTATCTCAAAGGCATGGATGAAGCAGAACTTCCTAACTTTGGTTCTGTAAAGTGGAACTCTAAGAAGTGGCGTATGTTGATTCATGAGCATGAAGACAGCACTATCATGTTTGCGGGACGCCAGTATCCATTTAGCTCTAAAAGTGGAATTGATACCGTACTGAATATTTATAATAATCTGATTCAACAAGAACATCCATTCGGCTATTATAAGTATTTCAACTGGAAAGATGACTATATCGACAGTTATGTCCCGCATGATGCTAATCCTGAGGACAATCCTCGGGCATTAAATTGTCAGTATGTAATCGTCAACGGATTCTTAGCTCCACTCCAAGAGGTAGTTGTAGAAGGCAGATATGCTCGTAATTATAATGACATTCTTCGTTCTACTTGTTATCGCTATCCTTATTATGCGATTTTCAATAATACTTTGAGCCGAAGCGGTGTAAGAAAGTTGATTGAAAAGCCCATTGTAGTGGGCGGTTCTGTGCCTTGTCTACATTGCGGCAAAGACTGGGTAGATAATTCAGAAACAATGCGATGTGATAATTGCGAGTTGGCATATGGCGTAGAAGAGAATGAAAATTATACTCATTGCGCTTGTTGCGGTCGTCGTATGTATGTGGATGATGCATATGTGGCTGGAGATAATGAAGAATTGATCTGTCAACAGTGTTATGACACAGAGTGTTTCCGCTGCGAAGAGTGTGATTACATATATTACAACTCAGATAAGATTTACTGTGAAGAAACTGAAACATATTTATGTCCTCATTGCTACGAAAATAGGAATGAAGGCGGAAGGAATAAAAAATATTTTTGATAAAAAGTTCTGGGTAAAAATTTTCAATCTTTTTATCTGAAAAATCATAAAAGATAGAAGGAGAGTGATATTTTTATGCCAAAAACTGGTGAAAATCTTGTTGGTAATACCTATCATAGACTTACTGTTTTATCAAAAAATATAGAAGCATCAAAACGACATAAACGACCATACTGGGATTGTAAATGTGAATGTGGTAATATAAAAACCATTGCTGGTTTAAGTCTCAAAAATGGAGCAACGAAAAGTTGTGGTTGCTTGAGAAATGAAAAAGTTTTTGAAGCATTAGCTAAAGATGAAAAAGGTAATGTTTACGGTAAACTTACTGTTCTTGAGATGGACTCAGAAAGGGATAATTTTGGTCGTATAAAATGGATTTGTAAATGTGAATGTGGTAATATAAAATCAATTAGTGGATCAGACTTACGAACTGGTAATACAACTAGCTGTGGATGTTTTTCTAGGATTTCAAAAGGTGAACAAAAAATTATTGATATTTTAGAAGAATATCATATTTCTTATATTAGAGAATATAAACCAGAAAATTTAGGTCAAAAACGCTTTGATTTTGCCATTTTAGATAATAGTAATAAAATTATTCGTCTAGTTGAGTATGATGGTGAACAACATTATCATGAAAGTAATTGGGAGCGTAGTAAATTGTCTCGTACTCAAGCATCAGATGCAGAAAAAAATAATTATGCTATTATAAATAATATTCCATTGGTTCGAATTCCATATTGGGAATATGATAATATGAATTATGAAATGATTTTTGGAGAAACATTTTTAGTGTAAAAGGAGAATTTATATGGCTCGTGGGCAAATTGCAAAAAATAATGTGGAACAAAAAATAAAAGAAGCGTTCGGTTCTGATTTCATTGGAACTTACGACAAAAAACTGTATGTGTGGGCGACAGAAAACGGTGAGCGAATTCAAATTGCACTGTCTTTGACCTGTCCTAAGGTTCCTGTGGCAATTTCTGATAATCCCACTACTGGAGATTTCAACTTTGAAGATGATGCTCCTAATGTAGTGGTTGCGGCCGGAGCATTCCAGCCAGCAGAAATTACTACTGAGGAAAGAGAGCGCGTCAATGATTTGATGCGGCGTCTCGGTCTGTGATACTTTGGGCGGAAACGCCCAATTTATCTCACAGACTTTTCAAAAATATTACTTCGCTAATTGTGACAAATTTGATTTTTTATAAAAAATTTGTTATAATATATATACAAGATAAGAGATTATCTTATGAATCTAAAATATTTTAGAGAAAATCAAACTCGTAAATTGAGTTTTGGAGGTAGTGCCGATATCCCATTGCCTCCCAAATAAAATTGAAAAAGGGGGTTTTTCTCAATGAAGAAGATCCAGAAGATGATGAATGCTTGGTGGGCTCAACTCGTCAAGCAGGCTCAGATGGAAGCCGAGATTTACGCCATCTAATCTTGAAGACTCGGATAGTGCGGGGACGCCCGCACGAAATACAGGGTGATCGTTCAACGGCTAGGACTACAGTCTCCAAAACTGTGTATCTAGGTTCGAATCCTAGTCGCCCTGCCACAAAATTAGATAAAAAATCTTTCTTGATTTTTATAAAAAAATATGTTATAATATTTATGTAAGATAAAGAAAGACGATTGAGAAAGGAAATGATACTATGAACAAGCCTCATTTTGATACTCCTACTCAGGTCATGTTCCATGACATTGATGAACCCGGCTCTTGGATTACCGGTATCGCTTTTGGCGACACTATCATCTGCGCCTGTTGCGGCGGTGTTTATGATATCGACGAGGTCTGCGAGCTGTCCGAGGGTTACGTGGACCAGGCTATCTATCCCTATGGCACCTGGGTTGATCTCTCCGAAGAAATCTTCGGTGGTGAGTTCCCCAAGGGTTTGGTCACTACTGGCGAGGGCGCTAATGAACGCATCGTAGAAGAGAGTTTCCTGGAATCTAAGGAATATGAGCAGCATTCCTTTATTTTGGAAGAAGAGGAAGAGACTCAGGCAAGAGCCTCTGAAATCTAAGTCAAAAATTCTTTTTGACTTTCAAAAAAAAATATGTTATAATATATATGTAAGGTAAAGAAAGCGAAATGCACGGTTCACTTTCTTTCTCCATACACAACCTTTTCCATAAAAGACGGTAACAGCGATTCAAAGATTAGCTTGTGGTGCCGCAGGTCGTTGGTTCGAGTCCAACCACCCTTCCCTCACCTGGCAAGGTGGCGTAGGTGACTACTAAGGGGAACTTCGGTTCCCTGATATGAAGGGTGTAGCTTAGATTGGTAGAGCAGCGTAAGATCGAAAAAACTCCGTCTTGAAGCTAAGTAAATATAACATATTTGATTTTCAAAAAAAAATATGTTATAATATATATGTAAGGTAAAGGAAATACAAAGAGTATCCCTTTGTGAAGTGCCCAGGCCGTCTATCAGCGAAGTCCTGGGGCGAGGAACATCGGCAGAAAAATGTATTTTG